TCAGGCTGCACTGTAGACCTCTTTGGCGCGCACGGTGAACGCCTGAACCATATTGGCCGCCAGCTCTTTAAATATGCGGCCAAACGCCAGCTCAATCAGGGCGTTGGTAAACTCGAAGTCAAGATGGAATTCGATCCGGCAGGCATCGGCACTCAGCGGAACGAACTTCCATCCCCCCATCAGTTTTTTGAAGGGACCATCCACCAGATGCATCAGAATACTCTGGTTATTGGTCAGCGTGTTACGGGTAGTGAAGGTTTTGCTGATCCCGGCCTTGGAGACATCCACTGCCGCCGTCATTTGCGTCGGGCCTGACTCCAGCACGCGGCTCCCGGTGCACCCCGGGATAAACTGCGGATATGACTGTACGTCATTCACTAACTGGTACATCTGTTCCACACTGTAAGGGACAAGCGCAGTACGACTAATCTGAGGCATAACATTTTTCCTGATCAAACAACCAACAAATAATAACATTTATCACCTGTTAAAAAAACGCTGAGCCTTATCTCATGCTAATATAGCGCGTTAGACCTCACAGGACGCAATGAGGTGACTTTTTGACATCAGATTACCTACGGCTTTACGACACTTATGACGAAGAAAAAAGCACATAAACCTGGCTCGGCAACCATTGCGCTCAACAAGCGTGCCCGCCACGAGTATTTCATCGAAGAAGAATTCGAAGCTGGCCTTGCGCTGCAGGGCTGGGAAGTTAAATCGCTGCGCGCGGGTAAAGCCAACATCGGTGACAGCTACGTGATCTTTAAGGATGGCGAGGCCTTTCTTTTTGGGGCGAACTTTCAGCCGCTGACGGTCGCCTCTTCTCACTATGTTTGCGATCCGACCCGCACCCGTAAGCTGCTGCTGAACAAACGTGAGCTGGATTCGCTCTTCGGGCGTATCAACCGCGAAGGTTACACCGTGCTCGCCCTGTCGCTGTACTGGAAGAACGCCTGGTGCAAAGTGAAAATCGGCGTGGCGAAAGGTAAGAAGCAGCACGACAAGCGTAACGATGTGAAAGATCGCGAGTGGCAGGTCGATAAAGCGCGCATCATGAAGCACGCAGGCCGTTAATTTCCGGATACTTATTGAGCGATTCAATAAGTTAGCGTTCCGGGGTGGTAACCGGTCTGCAAATTCTGGTATACTTGCTGTAACACTATTGGGGCTGATTCTGGATTCGACGGGATTTGCGAAACCCAAGGTGCATGCCGAGGGGCGGTTTGCCTCGTAAAAAGCCGCAAAAAAATAGTCGCAAACGACGAAAACTACGCTTTAGCAGCTTAATAACCTGCTAAGAGCCCTCTCTCCCTAGCTTCCGCTCTTAAGACGGGGATCAAAGAGAGGTCAAACCCAAAAGAGATCGCGTGGAGGCCCTGCCTGGGGTTGAAGCGTTAAAACTAATCAGGCTAGTTTGTCAGTGGCGTGTCCGTCCGCAGCTGGCCAGCGAATGTAAAGACTGACTAAGCATGTAGTACCGAGGATGTAGAAATTTCGGACGCGGGTTCAACTCCCGCCAGCTCCACCAATCATGATTGGACGGTGATAGGACATCACCAGCAATAACAGGAAGTTAGCAGTCTCAGCAGGACACCGACCAGACGGTGAGGGGACAAAAAAGGATACGCAAAGGAGCCGCGGCTCCCGAGTGATAAGAAGCCCGCTGATGCGGGCTTTTTTATGGGATTTTTACACCGGCCTATCATCCGCGCCTGTGCTGTTGATAAAGAAAGTCACCCTGCCCAGGACTTCGACCTCTTCAGCTGCGTCGCCTTCTATCGCCTCGCCGTCCTCTGTGATTAATGCTTTTCCCAGAAACCGTGCAAATTGAGTCTGACCGCCACTAAGGATCAGCAGAACCTGCCCCTGCACCAGTCGAGTGACCGGCTCGATCACCGCAAACCCGGATGACGTTTCCAGGATGCGGGTATCAATGCCTACGCCGCAAATCCTTTCTGGAGTGAGCCTGGTCTCTATATAGTCGCTGGCAGGTGAAGGGAATCCCATTACAGAACCCTCCCCATATTGCGCAGCATCCATAGGCGGTTCTGGCTACCGTCCGGCGTCTTGTCTACGAAGCAAGTCTGGTACTGCTCAATCCATTCATTCGCATCAGCCTGGGTGAAATGCCAGTTCCTGGCGCGCAACTCCCGGATGAAGTCATTCGTGTGAAGGCACTGATACCCTTTCGGGTTTAGCTGTATGGCCGCGGTAAAAGCCGCGTTAATGTCTGATTTGCGGGGCATGGTGACCTCTCTTTTATTATTACTGTGCATTCATACAGTAGTTTTAAAGAGAGTCCAGGGCAAGGAGGCTGTGCCTATTGATAATTACTGCTGAATATCTGCCTATTCGTCCTGAATTGCATAGGCCATAGTAAACCTTGGGACGATTAAGATGGTCAGCTTAGTTTCACAGAAATTCTAAACCACTTGTTTAGGCCAGCGCCTTTTGCGCGGGGTTGGCAGCATGGACCGGGTAGTAAGTCGGGTTCCGCATACAGAACATAATGCACCGTGCGGCACATTTTGTACGGGATCGAAGGAGGTGAAAAAGAACCGATTACTTTTGCAGACAGGGCAACTGAATTTCATGGCAGGTATGACGCCTCCGGAGCGTTGGCTGAACCTAAAACATACACCGCTTTGATATGATCAAACGAGAAATAGTTAACAATTCACAGCCTTAGCGAGTACGACTTACACAAGACGTGTTTGAAACATCCAATTTCGGCACTGAAAGCAGTCAGACGACCATAACTCAGGCACTGCTGAAAGTATCTGATAACATTTAAACATCCCCAGCGTTGCACCAGATACCTAACAGCTCTTTTAATACACAGATAAGAGCTGATATGACGAAAAGAAGTAAAACAACTAAGAATGTACCTATTATCACGAGAACCTCCTTTTACCATTTTCCGCAAAGATTATTCGGTCTGAATTTCCGTAATTATATACCCTGTGATTTTCATTATGTGCTATGCCGACGTAGTAAATTTCTGCTGTTGTTCTTAAGCGGGGAGTCAGTCTCGACTGACAGAAAAATGCCCGTTCATATGCAGGCATATTAGAGCAAAAAAGACTTTAGTTTGTAAAATGCAGGTGCCGGGTGCCTCCCGGTGACTCGTTACCAGTAATACGAGCCGCAAGCATATCTGCACTTAGCAGTTAACTGGATTGCCCCGCCGCACAGGGGGATTCACCTCTATTAATTTTAGATGATTTTAAACGAAGCGCTAATACTCCCTACCTAAAGTAATGGCTGATGCTGCCGATATGTTAACGACCTGCGTCATGAGCGCGGGATTGATAACAAAACTAAGGGTGTTATGCCCGCTCCCGTGCGGGCTTTTTTTCTATCCTGAGTTGTTCGCTGAGACAGCTGATGATAATTATGGCTGAACATCCGGCTGTTCTTCTGGGACTGTTTCAGCCATGGCAGCCGCTGCCTCCAGCTGGCGCTGATTCCAGATGCTGTCCACCGGCATCTCCACACGGACAGAGACGAACTGATCGACCGGGATATCAACCGGGTCGCCTTCGGAAATCCCGGAGATCTCATTTCTGGCGAACGCCGGAGCATCAGGATGGGTACGGTGAAAGGTTTTTACCAGCACCGAACCGTCGGGGTTAACCTTGTAATCCAGCCAGATGAGTGGCTGGCGATTTCGGTCCTTCGGTATATCAAACCCGCCATCAACCCCACCCCAGGCCGCATCTGAATTCAGCCCTATGCAGCCGCTTATCAGATACTCCCCGACGCCCAGTCGCTCGACTGCGCACCCCTCAGATTCTTCGTTGCAGACTGCGCGGCCGTCATGAAACAGGCGGATGACTGGCGAGGCTGCTTTTAAGGTTCCATCGGCAGCCTGGGTCGTATTCCCTGAGTGATAGAAATTAACCCTCCACTCTTCAGACGCACCAAAGCATGCAACCCCTACAACCTTCCTGTCCCGGTTGAAGTAGTTGATCATCCTGATTACTGAAAGGCCGCCTGTTGCAGCGGATGAAGCCCTGAGAACGTGCTTGAGTTCCACGCCTGAGCCACCATACCCGGTGTTCCCGTCATAATATGCGTAATGAGCGCCCTTCTCCTGAGCTGACGTCGGAACAGTAACGACGGGATCACCTATTCCCAGCGTATCGCCCACCGTTATAACCTGCCCCTTCGCTGCGCCAACATCCTTCCTGGCGGCCGTGCCCAGATCCGAAATCTCCGCAGTGGTCAGAGTAATGCTGTCTTTTCTGTTTGCCATGATTTAAATCCTTACGCCCAGACGCGAGCCGGTGTTTTCGGTGTAACCACAAAGTCGTTCAGCACGGATAAATCGAGCGAGTCATTCATGACCCGCAAATTGACGTGATAGCCGGGTTCGGTGATGTACTTGATAACTTCGTTTTCTTCACCGGGATTGATAACTTCAGCAGGAACAGTGATAACGCCGACGATATCCAGGCTGATATCAGGTTGATAAAAACCACCCTGCCCCTCATCATCCATAAACCCCGCCGCGATTAAATGCGTGCGCATTTCGTCGGCGTCATTAAAGCGCAGGTATAAATCTCTCATTAGCGGAGTCCATTAATTTGGTTAAGGGTTAGCAGGCGGTGCCAGATGCGCAGATTTCGAATGTGATAAACAAATCTCACGGATGTGGTTTGATTTGAGTTCCCTATATAAGAAACGGATTGCGTTGTGCCGTTAGGCTGTACGTTATCAGCGGAAGAAGTATTACCCCCGTAGAACGTTGATACTTTGTTACCTTCGATTGCGTGTACGAACACCCCGCTTTCGCCTTTTTTACAAGGCACACTTATAGCACCGCTGCTGCGATATGCTTTTAATGTATTGTCATTAACCCATCGGCAAGCAATATCATTACTCGGGCCTTGAACCTTAACGATTTCAATATAACCAGCGGCATCCTGGAAATACTTAGGGAAAAACTCAAATGCCAAAGTCCGATTAAATAGATTTGCCAGAGAATTATATCCACAGTTTTCTTTCGGGATTTGCCAGTAATCAGCCCCACGCGTAACCGTGGCCGCTGTCGTTGGGATGTACGATGTAGGGAAAGGGCTATCTTCTACCTGTGCCCCCCAGACATATAAACCAGAGACACCATCACCGACATAGCTTGCGGTTACACCGTCTTTCGCTAGTTGCAGACGGAAAACGCTACTCTGAGTAGCCCCGGCTGTAACTGCCATCCAGACACGGTAAAGACCATTTCCGAGATCTTCAAAACCACGATCAAGGTATTGAGCACCGACAGCGCCACCAACGAAGGCTCCTGCAACCGGGTCAAAGAATACGCCCGATGTCGTTCCCGTTGCGACGCGTAAATATAAAAGACGAGAGTTTGTATGAGCTTTAACAAATACCGAATAACAGTAAATCGTTCCGGCAGTTAAAGTGATGTTACGGTCTTGCGTATAGTGTTCAGAACTCGCAGTATCCTCAACTATAAGCGCCATCGTTTTATCGCCACGAGGCGAGTCGCCGCTATTATTCGTTGTGGTAACTCGTGAACCTGCACCCCACTGCTCTGAATACGTATACAGGTTTGTAATCTGAGGCTCAATTAAAAGCCCCTCTTTCTCGAAACGAGGCTCGTTAATATCGGCTAACCTCATCGACCCTGCTTTATCGAAATAAGTTCCTGTGGTTGTGCGGATAATGGTTCCTGATTTTGTCGGCAACTCCAGAATCTGTCCAGAAATCGTCAGCCGGTCATAAGGCGCGGAACCCGCCAGCAGGCGCATGTCATCATTCAGCGGCAACCAGACATCAGGAAACGGCGCTGCCTCATAGGGTACAGACGTAAGTTTCTGCGCGGCCGCCAGTGATGCTGCGGCACTGCTGGCGCTGGCGGCCGCGTTGTTCTCCGAAGTTTTGGCATTCGTCTCAGACGTTTTTGCGTTCGTCTCGGAGGTTTTGGCATTCGTTTCGCTGGTCTTGGCTGCTGAAGCGCTGCTTGCTGCTGCGGTCTTTGATGAGTTCGCATTCGTCTCAGAGGTTTTTGCGTTCGTTTCTGAGGTTTTGGCAGCAGCAGCGCTGGCTCCTGCCGCCATCGCCTGAGCGCTCAACTTCGACCAGCTGGGGCCTGTCTTTTTCGAGCCGTCAGCCAGGGTTACTGTGACGTCACCGGTACCCGATAAAATCAGGTCCTGATTGACGATATCAATTTGCGCCTGGCGAAAACCTTCCGTGACGGCTTTCGCTAAATCGTCATCAAGTGTGGCCATTCGTGATGTCCTTAAAATGAAAAACCCAGCCGGAGCTGGGTTATAAGGGTGGGATTCGTATCAATTACCGGAGTAACCAGAAAAGTTTGGGGTATTTCTTTTAGTGATTAATACCATTGATGGCTGCATGTCCATATAAGCCTCGCCATTAGCTATTCCTCTCAGGCCAACACGTATAGCTACAGGCCCTGAATTTGCAGGAATATCCAGACTAGCCGTAACAGGTACATAACAGTTTACCTGGCGTTGAGTGTTGTTAGGCCCGGCATACGACAGCCTTAACCCAAGAGGCGCGACTGTAATATTACGTCCGTTTATATTGACGTAGGCTTCCATGGCAGCGTTATAACTATCACTTTCATTCCATACGACAAATGTCGGTACAGCGATAGTGACATCATATGGAACACCACCCGCCCAGGTAACCTGTCGATAGAAATCCTGTTGTTTGCCAGGATCCCCCCGATACCTGCCACCCGGGAACGAGAACATATTAACGACATCGCCTACGATTTTATTCGCGTAAACGGTCCCCTTGAAGTCTCCATCTGTAGCGTAAATCGTACCCCGGAACTCTCCGTTGGTGGCATAAATCGTCCCGCGAACCGTCACGCCGTTAAACGTGGCATACCCGGATTTATTGATATGCCAGCCGACATTGCCGGTCCCGTCCCAGTTGCTGGACTGGATGTAATTCCCGATCTTGCCGTTGTCGATAGAACCGTCCTGGATGAACACCGAACGCATGAACATCTGCCCGCCGGTCGAAGCAAACACCAGCTCCTGCCCGTTCGTCGTCGGGTTATAAACCGCGAAGGTATCGGCAGAAATCAGGAAGTTTGAGGTCCCTGTACCGTCAATGCCCAGCTGGATACCCGCGATGCGCTTGATGCCGTTCGCCTCCACCTGGACTTTCACGCCCCACTGCGCGCTCAGCTTGCCGCTGATATCAGCAACAGCTTCACTGGTCGTCTGGACTGCGGAATTGGTATCACCAATTTCAGCCTTTACCTCCTGAATGCTGCTAGCCGTGGCGCTCTTCAGGTCTGCCGCAGCTTTGTCGATGCGCGTAATCGCTGCAGTAGTGGTCTGTCCGTTTTGCTCTACCGTGGCCTTAAGCGTCGTGACCTGCTCAGCTACAGCGCTTGTGGCATCCGCGGCGGTCTTCCGGGTCTCGGTGATATCGGCCTGCGTTTTTGTTTCGCCAACGGCAAACGTGACGCGCTGATCAGAGAAAGCCATGAAGTTGGCGAGAGCATTGGTGACGTTGCCGACGATACCGGCGTCGCGGCTGGCCGTGTTACCGTCCACATCCACTTTCAGGCTGTCGATACGACGCCCCAGTGCGCTATCACCATCCGTGCGGGCCGTGGTTTCCGTGCTGATGTCAGCCTTGTTCTTGTCAGTTGTCGCCTTAACCGCAGCCAGCGCGGTAGTCTGCGCTTTGTTGTTGTCGGCTACGGTTTTATCGATCCGCGTGATAGCTGCGGCGTTCTTGCCCACAGTAGACTCAAGCCCTGAAAGCGTGGTGGCCTGCGCCTCCTGCTCAGTCGTCAGCGTTGCCAGCTCCTGCGTCACGCTGGCTTTGTTGGCATTAACGGTCGATTCCAGTTTCTTCCGCTCCGTCACCTCCGCTTCCTGTGCCGTGATGCGCGCCTGGCGTTCGGTATACATCAGTCCCGAGGCCAGCTTCGACGGGTCATCACCGGTATAGCCGCCCCGGATCTGCGTCGCCAGCGTCTCGCGCGCTGTGGCTTCCGCCTGGTCGCCCTGGACACGGGCGGCCGTTTCCGCCTGCAGTGCCGCCATACCTGCCCCGGGAGTAGGCCGTCCGAGCGCAACCCAGTCAATCAGGAAATAATTCGTCGCGTCCTGCTTAGTGGACAGATCCAGCCTGAACTGATTCATCGTGGTTTCAGTCAGCCAAGGGATATTGTCGAACTCCAGCGTGACGATCCCGTTCGCGTCATAAGCAGGCTCGGCGACGGTGACCATGTTGGTGTCGTTAAAGCCACCGGTACCCCGCCACCGCAGTTGCCCCGCCCAGCCCGGCGCCCCGAACTTCCTGATGCGCAGTTTAACGAAGCGATAGGACGACGAGTTAATACCCAGTGAACCGGGAGACTGCACCCATGGATCGGTGGCATGGTTCGCCGGGCGGATCCACCCGTCAACGATTGTCGGTGTCCCGTTCCCGGTCCAGCCCTCTGCTGTCGAATCGAAGTACCAGATTTTGGCCGGGTCGAACTGCGAGCCGGTGCCAGCAGAAATCTGCCCAATCTGCTGCGCCAGCGACTCGGTGGTGGTCTGGATCGTCTGATTGACGTTGCTGATATCCGCGACGCGCGCGTTCTTCTCGGTCAGCAACGCCTGGCCACGTGCTGCCGCTTCATCGGTGATTGCTTTCTTACGGTCCGTGACCTCCTGTGCCAGGCCTGCTTTGGTTGCCGCAGACTCTGTCGTGACTTTGCTGATGTCGTCGCGCGCTGACTGAATATCGTCGCTGAGATCGGCGATATCCGCGGTGAGTTCCTTATACGCGTCTGTCTGTTTGATCTGGTTGTCGATATCCACCAGGTAATCGGCGGCAACCGAGCTGCTGCTGCCCTGAATGAAGTCAGTCCATGCCGACTGATTCCCGGAGCGATCAACAAGCCGCGCCCGGTACCAGAACCCTACCCCGGCTTTCAGGCCCAGCTGCTGATACATGTGCTGCGGATAAGGCACATCTGTAAGCAACATCGCATTCGTGCCGGCGGCGTCCGTGGAATACTGAATCTCGGTCTGCAACGTATCCGCTGTATCTGCAGGAAAATCCCAGTCCAGCTGCACGCCCCATAATAATGGCGTCGTCCGAAAGTTGATGGGCACCGGCGGCGCGCCAACCTTCCCTTTTAACGTTACTTCAAGGGAGGTGGCCCACTTCGAAGAAATTTCAGCGGCATTAATGGCACGGACGCGCACCAGATAACGCCCGGCATAAATGGCGGCCACCTCAAACGAGGTGGTGGAGCTGCGAGGTACGTTTATCCAATTCCCATCATTGCGGCGCCACTGAGCCTCATAGGCAATGGCGTTCGGTGCCGGGTCCCAGCTGGCGCGCATGGTTTCGATGCTGATGCCCTGATTCACCATCGAGTAGGAGCTGATAATTATATTTCCCGGCGCGAACTGATTGCCGGGAGGGATCACGCTTACCGGACGCTGGTCAATGATGGCACCAGTATCGATGCGGGCATACTTATCCGGATCGTGAGCCGCGCCGGTAACAGTAAACGTTCCGTCGTTATTGTCGCTGATGCTGATCACCCGGTACTGCTGGGCATACAGTTCATCGGACTCCGCCACCCAGACGCTTTCTGCCTGCGGTGTTTCGCTGTAGGCAGTGCTGACCGTTACTGCTCTTCCGTTCACTGCCTGGATTGTACGAGCCTGAGATGCACCGGACGGAAGGTTGAGAATAAGACGGTGACCTGCCTTCGCATCCGGCGCGCGGTCCAGGGTGATCACCCGGCCATTCACCGCGCTGATACGCCCGCCAGTGACCTTACCGGAAAGCATTTCATCGGCCACAGCTATGATGTATCCGGGTTGAGGGATGTTGCCATCCAGACCAACGTCAAACGATACGACGCGATCCTTGTTGTTGGTGAGAATGCCCCAGCGGCCCTTACGGTTCGCCTCAGACTGGCGGGTACAGCCGATGGCTGTCATTTCCAGCTGGTTAAATCCGTAGCGCGCCACCAGGGCCTGCTCAAATACCGGCTCCATAGCATCAGCATATGCGTTCGCAGGATCTGACCAGGACACCAGCGCCGTGGTATAGCGCGTTTTGGTGGTGCTGCTGGAGTAGGTAAAGCGGCCATCAATCACGTTAGCTCGGGTGTAACTGTAATCCACATCCCGCGGCATATCCGCCAGGGCAACAATCTGATCGCCGCCCCAGTAAGTCATGCCCCGGAAGATGGCCGCAAAGTCACGGAGAACGGTGTAGGCGTCGTTCCGGTCCTGAATGTATACGTTGCAGATATAACGCGGCTCAGTACCGCTGCCGCCCTTCCCGTCCGGCACCATCTGATCGCAATACTGGGCCACCTGGTACAGCGTCCATTTGTCGATATTCGCCGCGGTGAGTCGGTGACCCAAGCCGAACCGGTCGGAAACCACCAGATCGTAAAAAATCCACGCTGGGTTGTCAGTCCACGCCCACTTAAACGCACCAGTCCAGGTGCCAGTGTAGGTGCGGGTTTCCGGGTTGTAGGTGTCAGGTACGCGGATCACACGCCCGCGCGGCTCACAGGAGATCTGCGGGATAGACCCGTTAAACTGGCTTGAATCGAATTCGATATACAGCAGGGCTGTGTTCGGGTAGCGCAGCTTGGCGTCGATCACTTCAGTGAAGCTCTGAAGGGTCATCGTGTCGCCGATCTTCGCGCTGTTTGCATCAGCGGTCAGCTTGCGCAGGCGAATAGTCCAGGTGCTGCCCGCCTGAGGCAGATCGATACGGTGGCTGCGCTCATAGCCGGATGTGGTTTTACCGGTCACGCTGGTATTCAGCACCGTCTGCCAGGCTCCGCCGTCGGTCTGCAGGTCAATCGCATAGTTAACAGAGTTACCGACCAGATCGCCGTCGTTCTCCTGTTTGAACAGCGAGGGCCATTTCAAGCGCAGACGTACCGCTGAGAGCTGGGTATTGGTAAACGTGCGCGTCCAGGCGGTGGCGCTTGATACTTCGGTCCCTACGGTAATTTCGTTTTCAGTCCCGGGTATGCCCTGAATGTATTTTTGCGCCTGGGTACCAGGACGAAACTCCCAGGTCACACCGCTGAAGTTTTGCGATCCGTCTGCGTTCTCTAATGCCGTGCCATCCAGATAAATATTTTTGCCGGTGAGCTGGCCTGAAAACTCCCCTTCTCCCAGCGCTATCAGGATTTTGGCCTTTGCTACGGACTGCAGATCGTCTGGTTGCTCGGTGGGGGTACGGGAACTCGAGCCGCCGCCCTTGCGGCCCCTGATCGCGGTTGCGTTTACCATATTGTGCCCATAAAAAAAGCCACCCTGAGGTGGCCTGAATGAAAGGATTATTTTTACTGCTGATCTTCGACATAAATGCCTGCGGAGATGATCGCGCCGCCGATGCGCCGACGTCCGTAAAGCAGGGGAACCGGATAACCCTGTGCTGCGGTGTTCGTTACGCCGCCGAACGCATATGAGGCCCGGTTATCGGCATCCTGCTTACTGGCCAACCCTGTAGGCTGAGGAGATAGCATCTGTACCACGCCGCCTACCATCATTGCACCCCCGGCCATCATTAAGTTTACACCCCAGGTTTGGGCGAACCCGAAAGTTGCAATAGCCCCGACTGCCACAATAACAGCACCTAATATCGTTTGAAGCAGCCCAGCTTTTTTACTTCCAATGATTACAGGTACAATTCTGATCACTTCGCCAGTGACAGGAAATCCTAAATCATCTACGCCAATGTTTTTCTTCCCTTTAAAAACAGCAAAAGTTAACCCACGGCGCTGACTATTTATCATATAACTTTCAAACCCGGGAATCGTTTTCGCTAGGGCCGTCCCTGCTTCCGATACTTTACTGATTAGCCGTCGGTGAGTTTTTCCAAATATTTTCCCCGGCGCACCACCAAGCTCAATTTGCGTCATTACTTCAGCCATTTTAACCTCTCAAAAATAAAAAACCCCGCCGGAGCGAGGTAGTAAAAACATTTCTTTCAATCAAAAAGCTGTGGGGTAAATACCAAAATCACCATTAGTTCCGTACCCAACCCTAAACATCAATACATCGCCTTCTGTCACCCTACCTGACTGCTCGCTCATGCCTCCGCCACACATACCTTTGGGCCAAGCGCTAAAGATATGATCTCCAATTTTTGGATAGACCGTTACCTTTTGAGCCGTGTCTAAGTCGGCGACCTCCTTTCCATCAACATACACTCGGGTCATGCATGCGCTGCCCATAAAACCAGAGTCCCGTTTGATTATTACCTTTCCAGACCCTTCTTTTTTAACTAACAGTGTATTGTTGATAACCTGTTTTGCTGGAACATCATGTGCTTGCTCATTTGTTACCGGCTTAGTCGCACACCCAGCAACCATTAATATGGAGGCTACAACTAATATTCTTTTCATATCCCTATCCCCTTTCGTTTTCCGAAAGACTAGCATAGAGATTTGTAGCGTAGAACCTTCATCGTTCTGTCCTGCCAGTATCCACCATACGGTACTCGCTGGCTCAGGTGTCCATAAAGATGGTGCAATAGCATATTACCTTCCAGCAGAATCCCCGCGTGATTCCACTTATTGGCCTGTACCTGCATGATCACCATATCGCCAGGCTGCGGCGCGCCGTCGAACTCACGGAACCCGCATTCGTACCAGCATTCCTGATAGAAATTATCCGGGTACTCGTTTTCCCACCAGGGATAATCTACCCGGTAGTCATGCAGCTCGATCCCGTGCGTCTGCCGGAAATAACTCATCACCAGGCCCCAGCAGTCGTACACACCCAGGACGAAAGGCCGCTCGATGAGTGGGATCTCTCCCCGGGGCAAGATGGTCCGTAAGTCACCTTCCGGCCAGCTGACGATGTGCCAGGGTAGCCCGTTGAGGTCACACTGGGCTTTGTCCATTTCACTCGGCTGGGTGGTTGCATCGGGGTGGCTGTGTACGATAGCGGTCACCGGGCCCCATTCTTCGGCGGCGACGTAGTCCTCGGGGCAAAGGACAAAGTTGTCCTCTGGAGTAGAGGCCAGATTGCGGCAGGGGAAATACCGCTCTACCCGGCTCTTCTGCGCGACCACGCCGCAGCACTCGCGCGGATACTCCTGCGCAGCGTGCGCCATGATAGCCGTGACGATCTTTTTACGCATGCTAACTCCTGATCAATGACGTACCCGGGAACCCACCGAATGAGAGTTCGTTATTTTCTCCGAACCGAAGTTTGCAGGCAGACAGAGTGCCGTTGCATTCGTCCAGAGAAGGATCACTGACCGGATTGTTGTTTTTGTCGAAATAGCGCGTTCCAGCGTAATCGCAGCCATCACCGGTGCGGTATTTGTTGCGAATGCACCAGGTGCACAGGGAATGAAGTTGCCGCGTCGGGATCATCAGGCCCTGCAGATCCATCGGACTGGAAAGCGTGAACTCAACCACCTCATTGGTTTCACTGCTCTTTGCATCGATATAGAAAACCTTCAGCTTTTCCTGTGTCGGATCGGCTGTTGGATTGCCGCCGGTGAAGTTTTTTGCATCCAGGTAATGCGCCAGTGTGTCATGAATCGTCACCTTCGCCTGCAACAAATCGTCGTATGCCAGGCACAGCGCGGTGACAGAGCTGTCCAGATTAGCGATGGACAGCTTAGGCTTGGCGTTGCCACCACTTGTGGACGCTTCTATACCGGAAATCTGGCAGGGCCAGGCTTTATATTCCTGACCCTGCCACCAGATGGATTTGGCGGTTAGCCTGGTCTCATCCCCACCCGCCGCCTCAATTTCCGCTGGCGTGTGGGCAATATTGTGAGCGTGAAAACGCATAACATCTGAGACGCCAAACCCGGTACCGTCGACTTCAAAAAGACGAACTTCATTACCGGGTTCCAGCTTCTGATAATCGTTATTAAGACTCATGGTGCAAAGGCCTGTTCAAATGTGGCTGAAATGTACATTACGGTTTTTCCCTTCACCACTTTCTGCAGGCTGTCAGCTTCAACACGCCACAGCGCCAGCTCTCCGAACGGAGGCTGAAAAGAAAATGACTTCGTCTTGTGCCGCCTGAGAAAAGCGTAAATATGCAGTCCTTTATCCGGTCTGCCGGTAAAGGAATATTCATAGGTTAACGTCTCGTCATTGATTCCCGATCCGCTGACCTGCGTGTACCCGTCACCAAACTGGGCTTTCCGGATGTTGTCTTTGCTTTTCGTGGTTGGCTGACTGGCCGACTGAATGGGCCAGGGGAATGTCTCGATAGCCATTAGCGCCTCCCGTTGTTCAGATTCCAGATGATTCCGCCAGGTTCGCTTTCCCGGGCGATCCCCTCCCGGATAGATCGGTCAACCACCTGCTGGTAGGCCCTGCCAGCTGCGTCACTACTCGCCTGACTTGACGACGAACTCTGTTGAGAAGGGGTAACCGTGACGGGAGCATAAACACTCACCCCCAGAGGCCTGGCGATGCCCTTACCACCTCCCACAAGGCCACCACTGGCATATCCCCGCATCAGGCTATACAGGTTTCCGACGCCGATCCGGCTGGTCGCCTCTTTGGTGAAGACAAATTCCCCCCGGTGGACAATACCGGCCGGGTCGTTTTTGCCGCCATAACCCGTAAACCCGCCAGTGGCAAAACCAAGAGCTTTAGAGGCAGAGTCAACCACCCCGACCATGGCCTGCTTCACGAGGATCTGCGCCATCATCGACAGAATGGATTTTGTGAAATCTGACCATTTTCCTTTACCGGTCGTAAGCATGTCGGCCATGCTCTGTCCGATTCCGTCAAACGTGGCGGCGGCCAGCGATTTCACCTGCCCGTAGGCATCGTCAGCAGAATCAACATAGTCAGCCCAGGCCGTTTTGGCGCCAGCCTGCCAGTTCTGGCGGAGGGCGTCCTGTTCACCATAATAATTCCTGAGCGCGTTCAGTTCGTTCTGGTACTGCTGATCCCCTTCATTTCCCCCGGCATTTTTCCAGCCCTGCAGCAGCTGTGCTTCCTCAAGGCGACGCTGGGTCTGGCGGCTGCTCATACCCGCACTCTCTGCCAGAGCCCGTGTTTTCTCACTCATCTGAGTGACATATTTCTGCGAGGTATCCTGCAGGCGATTGAGGCGCTCCTGGGTAACAATCTGATCCCCGAGCCTTGCATTGATTTCCGCCTGGGCGAGCACCTTGTCCTTGCTGGCGAGAAGGGATTTTTCATCATCTGTTAAGTTGCGGGTTTTGGCGGCCTGCTCAAGAACCCTAAATCTGGCCTGCTCTTTCCATAGTTGCTGGCGCTGCTGGCTGATTTTGTCGTTGATTACAGAGTGCTGGCGTAATACCTCCAGCTGGGTTTGCAACTCGAGGGTCTGAGCGCTGGTATTGTCGGTAAGTTTCGTTCCGCCCGGCGTCCTGGTTTTTGTCGGCTTCTTAAGCGAGTCTTCATATTCCTTTTTCGCCGCGGCCAGATTGATGTTGTAATCAGCCTGGAGGATCCGCCCCTCTTTTAACGCTTTATTCAGTTCGCTCTGGCGATCGGTGTACTTCTCCAGCGCCGTCTGCGTTTTGCTATAATTCGCCTGGGCCTGTTGTGCGTACTTGAGGCGATCGGATTCCAGCCCTGCCTCACGACTGGCGTTTTCCTGAGCGAGTTGAGAATTGCGGGCCTGTTGCTGAGCCATGTCCAGCGCCTGGCGGGCAGTCTCACGGTCATTCCAGAAGCGGGCACGCGCGTCATCGTTGACATAACGATCACCCTTACGCAAATTCCAGATTTCATCCGCCCGCTTAAAGGCCGCCTCTGCCTTACTCAGCATTTCCTGAGAGGTATCCGGCCTGCCTATATCCAGTGCCGCATCCCACATGGATTTGAATGCTTTTTTAAGGGAATCTGCGGCGGATTCAATCGTGCCCATGTTGTCGCGGATGCTGGCAGTCTGCTTGTTGAACCCGGTGGTTGCTGCTTCGTTTGCTGCCTGCAGTGCTCCTGCTTCATTCCCTGCGCGCTGCAGAGCGGCAACATATGCAACCTGCTCAGCCGTGACATTGTGAAACTGCTGCGCCATCGCCAGCAGCCCTGACGCCGGATCATTGACCATGCGCCCAAATGCTTCAGCAACCTTATCGACCGGCAGACCGGATGCATCCGTGAATTTCGCAACCGAGATCGCGAGCTCTTCGAAGTTAGCACCCGCGCGAACGCCTGCAGTAACAAGCGCGGTCAGCGCCTGACTGGTCTGGTTAAATGTAAGACCCGCTTTCTCTCCGGCAGCTGCAATGGTCTGCATGCGAACAGCTGTGAGACCAGCAGTATTACCGGTCAATGTCAGCGTTTTATTAAATTCAGAGAGCGTGCTCGATCCCTGATAATACGAATACATCAGCGCTGCGGTGCCAGCGGCGAGTGCCCCGACTCCGATCATCGTAGGTGAGATCGTTCCCAGCAAAGCACTGAACATAGGCCGGAGACCACCAAACTGGTCCTTAATTTGTCCGCCCTGCTGGAGCATGATGAGCCAGGGGCTTTGCCCGCCAGCCAGCTGCGTCGCGATGTCAGTAAACTGCGCCGGCAGGGTTCGCATCGCGGCACTGTACTGGCCTACAGAAATCCCGGCTCGCTTTGCGGCCAGCTCCTGCTTCGAAAATGCCTGCTGAACCTGCAAGGCTGCATCGTTGGCCGCTTTACCCGTCCCCTTCAGCTGCTTATTAACGTAATTCACCTGTTCGGTAAATTTAGCCGAATCAACGTCAAGGTTAACGACCAGATCACCCACTGACTGTGCCATAGCGCACTCCTCCCAGGCTTTCCGCCACAGACATCATTACATCATCATCCATCGGTAAATTTTCCGGCTCAGGCGGGTTCAGGAGGCTGAAATTAAGCGGGGTTAGTTCAGTATCCGGACACATCAGAGACACAACCAGATGACTGATCCGGCAGAAATGCGCATCCAGCAAATCGTTTTCAAAATACTGCTGCTCATAATAACGTCCCCACTCAGCCAGCTCCGTCGAAGACATGCCGGCAAGCATCGCGCGCCAGTCCGGGCGCCGGAACTCCCGCGCCAGTTTCATCACAAAACTCAGCTCACCGGCTAACGCTTTTCCGCGCTCACTTCCTCTTCCACGGCAGTGTGGCCTGTATTTTCCTCGCCGCTGGCCTGCTCGGGATCCTGAAGCGGGAGCATGTCAGAGAGCTTTTTAACAAACTGTTCCCCGGCACCAATCATTGCGGGCGACCAACCGGATAAAACCTCATCATGCAAAGCATCAACATGCTTTGAGGTATCTCCCTGCCACAGTGACATCGCGATCAGCCGGGCGCCGCGCCGGATATTGCTTGCAACCCGTAACGTAAGATAACCCTCATCTTCTTCGTCTTTTGGCAGGGATTTCTCATCCAGCGCCAGGTATTGCAAATGCTCGATACGTTGCAGCGCGGACAGCTCAAACAACTCAATGGTGTTACCGTTGAAGATAAACGGCTCTGATTTCAGAAAATTCATGGAAAACTCCATTAAAAATGACGGGGCCAGCGCCCCGCCGGTCAGGATACGGTGACAGTGCAGATCGCAACTTTCAGACCATCGTTCATCATCACGATAATCTGAGCAGAGCCTGCAGCAACACCTGTCACGGTCAGTACGTTACCGCTGGCGGTTACAGTTGCTTTAGCGGGATCAGAAGAGGCAACACGGAAGGTTTTGTCAGTAGCACCGGAAGGTGTAACCGTAACAGTGACTGTGTTTTTGGCACCGATGGCAACCGCCAGGGTCGATTTATCAAGCGTTACGCCGGTGACTGCAACGGCCGGTGTGCGGCTTTCTTCTGCCAGCGATGGCTTGCCATTGTTACTGATCTTCACGCTACGGGTGATGACCTCTTTCGCCGGGATGGTTTTACCAAGGCCACTTATCCAGCCCTTGAAGACATCGATCGTCCCGTTCGGGTATTTAATTTTGTAGGCGCGCACATCGCCGCTATAGAACCAGTCCACCAGAGTTTGCTGTCCTGACTCACCGGGCTTCCAGGCCAGATTGAAACTGGCCTCACCGGCAGATTTCTCGCCCTGAGCTGTGTTAGCCCAGTCTGCATTAGGATCGTCAAGGTAGGTGTCGTCATAGGACTCTGCGGTCAGCTCACCCGGTGACAGGTCTTTGATTTTGGCCGTGCGGATCCAGTCGGTGTCGCTGGTCGGATTGGCATACGGATCGCCTGAACCGGTATAGAGCCAGAACGTTGTGCCTGCCCCTTTAACGGGTTCAAGCGGGCTTGGTGTTGGCATGATTACCTCACATTACGTATGAAATTGAGTATCTGAGATCAGCCGATCCCCACGTCGCCATTTCGTCATCGCGCTGATAGTCATAGCCCTGAGCAGACATGGTTTCGATTAAGGGGGAAAGGCCGGGGAGTGCATTGAGCTGGGGATAGATTTTGCTTTCCATCCAGGTATCGAGCGCGGTATCCGTTTCGCTCGCTTTCAGGAACACCTCGATATGAAGCGTGGCGCGCCAGATATCTTCGTCGATGGATTCCTCCGTGGACTGCGCGTCAGTGATATAGACGGCGACAGCCGGGAGATCTTCGGACTCAAGTACAGCGGGACGGCCGTCAGACCACGTGACAGGGTCAGTAATGCCCGCTTTCAGGGCATCCAGCACCACCTGGCGGATCAGGGGATGTTTCATTTGGTCAGAATTATCCTCAGTTGATTGCGTAAAGCCGCAGAGAGTTCTTTTGGAAGATCGGTGGCAGTCAGGCGGGTGCTTTCCTGCTTAAAGGCCTCAGTCAGTGGCGCTGCCAGAGGAATGCTCACCACCTCGAGCGGATAGCGGCTTTTCGTCGTTCGCCTCAGGACATGCCAGCGCCCGTTTTTGAGCTGCTGAATGAATCCGCCCGGGAAGCGAAACCGCCCTATGACCAGAACGCTACTGGCGCCAGCCTTGTCACGTTTTCGCCGGGAGAGCCGGACGCTGGCCACGCCCAGCTTGATCGCCGGGAGGTTGCCCCGGTTGACCCGAATGGTGGCCTGCGGTTTGCGTACCGTGGCTTTCTTCAGGCGTGCACGCTGATTGACGAGTTTCCGCTGCACCCGGGTGTCCTTCGCAACCTGGCGGGTGCTGCGGGAGATCGCCCTGGTGGCCACACGGTTTAACGCCTGAGAGGATGCCCGCGGTACGGCGGTTTTGCTGATGCTTTCCAGGTTAGCGATCGCCTGTTCGAGCCCTTTAATGGACATAGAACCTCCATTACTCAATCCAGATCTGTGGCTTACCGTTGAACAGCTGTTTGCGGGTAACGATATAGTTCTGGCCCTTCCAGTGAATGGCATCGCCTTTACGCGGCGACACTGCCAGGGAGAACACCACCAGTGACAGGCCATCTCCCACCAGCGGCCCCATTTCTGCGACAAACTGGCTTTCTACAGCATCAAAACTGACCCCGTTGATCGTGACTTTATCCGCCATCAGATTGACGGTGGCCGCGTCCATACGGGCCACCATCGCGTCGAAGGGGTTAGCCATTGAGCTTAACCAGTACGTCGGCGACGTTCGCACCGGCAGCCTGCCAGGCTTTCCCGGCCGGTGTCGCGCCGGTGGCCTCCAGTTGCACTTTCCCGCTTTTGAAGTACACGGTCTTGCCCTGGGCGATATCATCCGCCGCCAGCTTCGGCAACTGAACGACGCCACTGGTGAGACCCGTACCAGTTTCGCCGACGGCAATATCGGCGATAGCGATCGCCAGAACATCACCCACGGCAACCGGCGTGCCACTGGCGATCACCGCCGACCCCGAGTTGGTCAAATCGATAGTGTGACCATCCTGTACGAAATTCTTCATGAGCTCTCCGTATGGCCCCTGCCGGGGCCATGTTGCAGATATAAAAAAAGCCCTTACGGGCCGGTTCAATGTCGGGGTGATTACTTACCGGATGATTTCGCCAGACCGCGATAATCCAGCGGCGCCACGCCAGCATCAATGCGGACTTTCGTCGCGACGCCGTCAGTGGTGAAGCCTTCCTGCTGGTCAATGTACGGGGCATCAATACCATTCAGGTACGCCACTTCAATGGTATCGGTGCCCTGCGCGGCAGCCAGATACCAGGCCGCCGGGTCGGCAAAATCCAGACGAGGTTCTGAAATCACCTCAGCAAAGTTCTGAATAGGGTTATTGATACCAGCGTTGATGTCGGCACCTTTTACGCTGGCTGACTTAATGGTCTGGCTGGCCAGTGTTTCCAGACCCACCGGGACGAGCATAAAGGCCGGGCGAATGTTGAGGGCACGCTCACCTTCTTTCTGCTTGCGCATGTTCTGGCGGGCCTTATCAATGCTGTCAACGCTGATGGCGCCAGTTGAAAGGTTGGCATGGTCAGCATGGAAGAGCGGCTTACCATCTGACAGTGTCTCGTTACCGGTCAGCACCGCGTAGACCAGGTCGCCAATTGTGGCTTTTGCAGCGCGGCCCATCTTCATCGGAACGTCAGTCAGCTGGTTCAGGTCATCATTGATGATGGCCTGGCGGGTGATGGAGAAGATCTCACCGTAAGTGGCCAGCGCGATGGTTTCGCCCTTATCCTGCGTGGTGATGTACTTATATTCAGCCCCCTCACGCACCTGACGCAGGGACGGGAAGCCGCCCATGCCGACGCGATGCGCCGTTTTAAAGTCAGACAGCTGGCCTTTTTTGGTCCAGAGCTCGAAGGTCTCAGCCGCTTCTTCCCAGCCCTGCAGCAGTGCCTTGTTGGCGACATCGAGCAGGATATTGCCAAAATCAGAAGAGCTGTGGGTCAGCGCAAAACCAACCATCTGCATTGGGTTGTAGCTGGAGACACCGAACCCGCGCTCAGTCAGGGACATGCGGGCGTATTCGCGCAGCGTCATACCGTTATAGACGTTATCACGTTCCAGATTTTCATAGCCGGCACGCGCCATCAGCGCCTGACGGATCCCGTCGCCGACAAAGTTACCGTTCCCGGCATAGACATGGGACTGCCCCTGCGTTGTGGTGTTGGACGGCGTGGCATTTTTACCGAGCTCTGCCAGCAGAACATCTTTAGCCTGGCTGACCGAACACTCTGGATCAGCAATGCATTTAGCCTGCAGCTCCTGATGCTTGCCGCCGAACATGGCGAAGAGGTCCTGAATACCGTTCACGCGTGCCTTTTGCTCTGCAATAACCTGCGCACGGATATCTGTTTCGCTGGCACCTACAGCCGGAGCAGGCTGGGTGGCAACTGGTTGCTGTGTTTCGCGCGTAGCGGTATTACGCGGCGGGGTGACCATGTTGCGAATGCTGTTTGGCATCTTTTCAAATTCCTCAATACGTTTCGAATGGATGCAGGCCATTGCCTGCAAGGATGGTGTGACCTGGTCAGCGAAGCCCAGCTCCAGACATTCCGTGCCGGAGAGCCAGGTCTCATCCTCCAGCATTGCCGCAATTTCTTCGGGGCTTTTGCCCGTCTTCTGCGCGTAAGCCGGTATCAGCACCGACTCCACTTTGTCGAGCAGGTCGGCGTAGTCGCGCATGTCATCAGCATCTCCACCCGCAAAACCCCACGGCTTGTGAATCATCATCATGGTGTTTTCCGGCATGATCACCGGATCCCCTACCATGGCGATCACTGATGCCATAGAAGCGGCCAGGCCGTCGATATAAACGGTGATCGCCGCGCCATGGAATTTCAGGGCATTAAAAATGGCGATACCGTCAAAGACATCGCCACCCGGGGAGTTGATATGCAGTTTGATGTGAGTGACGTCGCCCAGCGCCTTAAGGTTTGCGACGAATTGCTTCGCCGTTACTCCCCAATAGCCGATCTCGTCGTAGATATAGATCTCAGCTTCGTTTTCCGAACTGGCCTGCATACGGAACCAGCTATTTTTTGCCTGGGCTTTTGGGCGATTCTTTACCCGGTTTTGTTTCCTCGACACTGGTGTCTCCTTTGTCGTTTGCCGGGTCTGTATCGAACACCAGCCCCTGTTTACGGTTTTCATCGATCTCCGCCTTACGGCGGCGTTTCACATCATCCGGATTTGCACCGCGGGCGCGCACCCATTCACTTTCAGTAGCAGCACCCCCCCTGAGCAGAATTTTCCAGGCGTTCGCCTCTTTAACCGGATCAATCCATGGCATCACAGGACCGGAGAAGACAGCACTGTAAAGCGTGGACTTGTCCACGGTGGGCGGTACCTCAATCTCACCAGAGACAATCGCCATCTTTAGCCATGCCCGGTACATCGGTCGGGTGATCGCCGCGATGAATGCGTCCTGGAGAATGAAATACCCCTCGGTTGACTCCACAAGCTCCTGACGCTGCGCGCTGTATGTCCCGTCGTAATTACGCGCGATACTGGAAAAGCTCCCGCGCGACCCGGCGGCCACAGCACGGAGCTGCCCATTGCGAAAAGTTTCGAGGTTGGGATTTGGTCGGTCCGATTTAATCATCCCGATATCTTCACCGGGACGGAGATCGTCAAACAGCATGCCGGGTTCAATGTTCAGTTCCCGGGAGCCCTGCGAGCTGTCTTCCGGATACGACTGACCATCACCTTTCTTGATGAACATGCCCAGCGCCGCAGCGATGCGGGCAGCGGTCAACTCTGCGTCCTCGTATTCCTTCAATGCCGAGAGACGCATCAGCACCCCGGCCAGCAGTGAGTTACCTCTGATTTGATGCAGGCGGCGCATGAACTTCAGGTGAAGCATGTTCTCTGCCTGAATATCCTTTGTGTCACCCTGGCGCATACCTTCTGCCGGAAGGTTTTTGTAGACCATGTATCGGGTCGGGCGGCCCCAATCGTTGAGATAAATGCCCTGGCATAACTTCTGACCCGTCTCAGTCTTCTCCATCGGTACAAAGTCGGGCTCCAGCGCCTCAATCCAGAAAGGAATTTTTGCCACAGGCGACAGCCCATTTCCGGTGCCACTGACCAGTTGCGCGAACACTTCGCCGTCACGTAACCAGGTCCGGCACATCAGGCGCTCAAGCACTGGCCGGGTAAACTGGCCGGTAACATCTGGAGAAACAGACCATTCTGCCCATTTGGCACGGATCTGCTTGGCAACGTCAGCGGCTATCTCGCCGTTTTTCATCAGGGGTTGAGGCTCAACGATGATGCCTTTCGCGCCCACGACGCGCTCTTCGAGCTTATCAAGGATGCCAATCACCAGATCGTGGTTACAGTCGAGCCACCGGGCTTGTTCGCGCAGCGATCGCCCGCCGAATTGGGTCAACTGATTCGCGGAGCGGTTTTCGCGTTTTGCCCGGTGCGTCCGGGTAGGAATGACAGCCTCATATGCCTGGATCATCAGGCGCGACTTCAGGCGCTCCGCTTTCCAGCCCGGGGAAAACATGCCTATCAGATTATCCAGGGCGCTCATCGCGGGAACCTCGCCAGTTTAAAGGAGCCACCCCTGCCCGTTGCGGCAGCCACGGCAGCAGCCTCTTTTCGCTCCCACTCCTGGCGGCCCTTCCGGATCTCACTCAGGTTCTCCATGGTCATCTGCTGACCATTAAACGTGATGGACTTGCCCTGCAGGACCGCCATTTCCGCTTCGGTATAACGGCGGACCATGTCCTGAATATCATTGAGATTCACACCCAGCCTCCTGATGATGATGACCATGCCGATTCACGGGCTGGCTTCGTAGCCTTTGGCTCTGATACTGGCGGTTTTGCAACCGGCGGCGGTGCCACTGGAGGCGCGTCTGGCGATGGCTCAACCACCAGATAACTCTCCCGGCGCGCCCACTCAGGCGCATCAGGCCACTTAATTTTTTCGTAACCATGAAGAATGACCAGGGCATGCGCGTAAACCATAAGGTCAAACGCTTCGTTAGCCCCCTTACCAGGCTTCGTCCATTTCCCATCAGCTGATCGCTCCTCATAGGTCAATTCGTCGTAAAACCACCCTCCCAGCCAGTCAGGGAAATGCACGTAGTTCGGCCCCGGCACATCGCGCCACAGCGCGTTGTTGATCCGGTCTTTCAGTGCGTTGGTCTGGAGAAGGTAGAGAGGGACATCACCGGCCGCCTTCGCGCGCCGGGCAGAACGCCCGGTGTTATCCGGGTAGGTTTTGGTAATCAGCTTCGCCCGGGTCTGGCTGTCACCCTTGAAAAGCCAGACTTTGCGCTGCAGACCGTCACGGCGACAGCGCCGCCAGAACTCATAGGCATTGTCGGTAACGCCATCTTCACCACCGGAGTCGACGGCCATGGCCAGGAGGCTCATTCGCTTGCCCGGTTCGCCATCAAGCGCCCAGGTTTTCTCCAGCACATCGGTGCGCAGCAGATCCCAGTCCTCCGGGTAGCTGGCAGGATCGATGTGGTAGCTTTCACCATCAGGCGTGGTGCGCATCGACTGCATGATGTTGTACCGGTCAACCACCCACCGCTCGCCGTGGGCGCCGTAGCCAACAACCTGCACCACAAATCGCCGGTTTTTACCGCCCTGAACATCGACGGTCGCCACCAGGAAGTTGACGCCAGCAGGCACGCGCCGCCGTTCAACCGGTTCGGCGCGCTGCAGCAGTTCGTCACCTTTGCGTTGCTCAATACTTGAGCGCGGGAGATACGGGAGTCCCCAGTCGGTGTTAATGACCGTCTTCAGCGTTTCTTCGCTGCCGGTCGCTTCGTACTCCTGTTCAGCGGTCAGCAGTTTGTAAACCAGTTGGGCCCAAGTCTGGTATGCAGCTGCCGGGCCTTCCATCCAGAACGATGCGATACGCGACCGCCGCCCGGCGCCCGTTATTGTTCCGCTGCTGTCGATCTGCTGATCCTCACGCAGCCAGACACCTTTCATATTCAGGGAACGTTTCAGGTCGGCGGTGATCACCCCGGCGCAGGAAGGGCAATGGATACAGGCCGCTTCGCTGGCCTTTACCGGATCGCTGATTTCCCGGTAACCGGTCATCGCCGTCATCTCTGGCTGGAAAAACTCACCACAGTGCGGACATGGCCAGTACCAGCGGCGGCGGTCGCCGCGGTTGTACAGTGAAAGAATACCGGTTGTTGGCGGGGCTTCATGCGCCGAGCTCCGGCGCCACTTCGTATCGCGGATGTCCCGGCCTGGCGAACTCTCCACCAGCGTCATGCCGGACGACATAAACGTGGTGGTACGCTTGGAGGCCAGGGAAAATGCATCACCTTCCCCGTCGATATCCTCCGGGAAGCGGTCATAATCGGTCAGGGCGACGCACTTGTAATCCGACGAGGACATGATATTGACCGACGGCCAGCCTATCTTGAGATAGTTACCTGCCCTGAAAGTCCTGTCGTAAACGTTGTTATCGTTCCGGCGGGGGCTCAGACGGGTTGCCACTTCCGGACTGCAGCGGAACGTGCGATCCAGTCGTTTCTTTGAGTGCTCACGGGCCTTTTCCTCTGTCATCTGAATGATCAGCATGTCAGACGGGTCGCAGACCACGTTATAAACTACCCACCCGTCAATAAGGCCAATCGTCTTCCCCGTTCGCGCCGGGCCGACAAACACCACTGCGTCATACTCACGCGACGCCAGGCAGTTCATTGGCTCGAGTACATAAGGAGCCAGGTTCGGATCCCAGGGAACGGAGTTACCGGCGCCCATTGGCACGCGCATAAATTTACTGACTGCATCGGCCACCAGCATGCGGCGTGGGGCACGAAGTATTCCAGGGATATCCTTTCGGATCCCCCGGGCAGATGCCCGCTTCGCCATCAGTCCTCCTCTGGCTCTTCCTCCTCCGGTTCGGCGTCCAGCACGCGCTGCGCAATCTGGTCGCGAAGGTCATCAATAACACTCTGTACGCGGCTGACAGCTGCGGGGTTCAGCGCGCAGTCACGCTCCAGAATGTCCGGCAGCGTTTCCAGCACCTGCACCACAGCTTTCGCCATGACAGAAAATTCACGGGCCACCTCATCAGCCGGGATTAACTGGCCGGTGTCCTGCTCGAATTTGAGCCGCTCGTTTTCCGCTTTCCAGTGGGCGAGCCTGTCCGAGGGCGTCATATCTTCGGCGCTGGACGCGACGACGGGCGCCATCAGCTCGGTGAGCACATCGGTGATGAGGTAGAGTTTGAGTTTGTTGTTGCTGCCCAGCGCAGGCTCGAGTTGCTTAAGCCTGGCGGCAACGGTCTGGCGATGAACGCCGGTGATCCCTGCCAGCTGATTAATGTTCAGCTTCAGGGTGGAGAGCTCCTGGTCCATGATGGTGAACACTTTTTAAACGATTCGACATCATTGCAAAACGGCACTGATAAAAATCATACAGTTATGCACATGATGATGATGACCCTGGATCACGAAAACTAGCCGTTTTCCGCGTGCCCGCCGCCTCGTGGCTGGCCGCCCCTTCAGGAGGACCCATAATAATGATAATTACTATCAATTGCTGAGATTCTTCGACGCAACAGTCCCGAAGGATGATCCATAGCGAAGCGGATGCAATCGGTCAGGCACAACCGGATACCCTTCATCTTGACCTGCATAAGTATTCCAATAAAAAGAGGGAAGTAAGGACATTGAGTTATGATACTTTTTCGATTGGGTACTCACATACGATTAGGACAAGGACATCATATGACTAACTTAAATGAACGCGTTGAAAATCTTGAAGAAGTTATCGATGAAATGGCACTGGAGCTACACGCTTCAAAAATTGCAATAGTAGTCTTATCAACCACCATTAACAGTATGGTTAAAGAACCAGGCCTACTTGCCAAGTCATTTGCGAAAGTAAGGAAAAATGCTCCTCCAATAGAGTTTGATCATCCTTCACAAGAAGGTTACGAAGAAAAGCTCGTTGAGAAAGTTTTAGCTTTGCTATCCAGGGTTGATTGA